AGACGCTCACGCTCGACTTCATCGGAGCCTTTAAGGAGCGATAGGCCTTGATCCAAGCTAAACTCATCGGCGACGCTGCGCGCAATATCGTACTGAATGTGCGTGGCGTCGTTGATGAAGACATTCCGCTGACTCAGATCTTCGATATGGCCGAGCTAAAGGCCGGACACCGATACACCCGAGATTACATCAAGGTGTCGTCGGTTTGGTGGTTGATTCAAGAGAAAATGACGTTGCTGCTTCAGTGGTCTGAAGATCCTGAGGATTTGATGTTCCCAATGGAGAGCCGCAACGTGATTTCCTTCAACAGGTTTGTTGATCCGCCCGATCATAAGACGTGGAAGGGGAAGATTTACCTTCGATCACTGAACATGGCGTCGTGTGTCGGCGGGAAGGCGCATTTCGCCTTTTGCCTGGACTTTGATCGATGACAATAGCTACCGATTACGGCACAATCGAGGCCATCGTCGGCCGAGGGATGCGCAACGCGGGTCTCTTAGGAAAGAGCAAAGACCCTACTTCGTGGGACTTGGCAGATGGGCTGAATCGTATTAACGGAATCGCCTATCTCTGGCAGACACAGGGCATCAAGCTCTGGCTGCAACAAGACTACGCCCTTCAAGCGCCTATTCTTCAAGCCGGACTTAACTTGTACAGCTTCGGTCCGACTGGTAATGTGGTGATGGTAAGGCCGACGAGGCTGGTTTCGGATAGTTGCTATTTTCAAGATACCTCGGGCAACCGCCGACCCCTTATCCCGATGTCGAGGAATGAATGGGATACCCTCAGCGTGGTGACACAACAGGGTGCTGTCAACTCGTTCTACGCTGATAAGCAGCAGTATTTGTTGAACGTCTATCTCTGGCTCACCCCCGACACCTATACCGCCTTGGGCCAGGTTCACCTCATCCTTCAGAACCAGATCACCACCGTCACCCAGGTCACGGATCAAATGAGCTTCCCACTTGAGTGGGCTATGGCCCTTGAATGGGGGCTGGCGGATGAGATCTGCACTGGTCAGCCCCAGGCGATAATGGACCGCTGCGCGACTCGCGCCACCAGTTACCGCCTGGCCCTTGAGGAATGGGACGTGGAGGATGTTGGGGCGGTGTTCCAGCCCGACCCCCGCAGCCAGTACGTGAACAACAAATTCACATGAGCTTCATTCTACGCCCGCCGAGGTCAGCGCCGGTTCTCAACGCCGAGGGCTCGTTTACCGTTTACTGGTACGGGTTCTTTAGAATGATACAGACGCTGTTTGCTTCTGGCTATACAGGTACAGTGGTTACCGCCAAGTTGACCGGCGGCGGCGCTAATGGTGCGCTGGTGTTCGAGAACGGAGTGTTGGTGTCCGAAACACCAGCTACCTAAATGCCTGAAGTCAACACGCCCTCCCGCCAGGCGCAGACCGTCGCCATACCCAAGCGCTGGCCGCTGGTCGATGTCCTCACGACGAGATCGAGTCAGTCTCCGCCGACCAAGGACGCGAGGCTTATTAATTGTTTCGCGGAGCGCAACGCGGATGAGTCATATTCGATCTTCAAGCGACCTGGGCTTAGTCCCTATTTCAATATTGGCTCGGCGGCTATCAGCCGCGGTATATACACCTCAGCCCGAACTGGGATAGTTTACAGTGTTTTCGGGGATATGCTTTATGCTGGGGGAGTAGGGGCTCTGATCGATCCCGCCGACCCTATTAGATTCTGTAGCTTTGAGATCATCAACACCGCAGCGGTTCTGCCAACGATTGTGCTTCAAGATCAGGCGAACATGTACGGTATAGTTGACGGTAGTGCAGCCTCGACGAGGTTTATCATCCATACAGGCCTCCCTCGGTCAATGGTCTATGGGCTGGTGCAGCTAGATGGCGCGCTGTATGTGATGGATTACCTCGGATATATTTACGAGAGCGATCAGAACGACCCGACTACTTGGAATCTCTTGAATGTGATTCAGGCAAATAATAACTCCGACCTTGCGGTGTGTTTAGCGAAGCAGCTCAGCTACATCCTAGCCTTTAAGCAGGGCAGTGTTGAGGTGTTCTACGACGCGGGCAATACAGTTGGTTCGTCGCTCGCACGAATTCCTGAGGCTGAGATCGCCTATGGATGTCTCTTCGGACAGACGGTGCAGAGCATTGACAATCTTGTGTTATATGTTACCTCGAATCAAAGCGCCTCTTCTCAAGTGATTTTGATCGAGAACCTCGCTCCGAAGGTTATCTCGACGCCTGGAGTGGAGAGATTGCTGGATAATATAGCGATTTCCGCCACCCTCGCTACGAGCCTCTCGGGCCTTCAGGCGTGGACCTTCAAGCACGGCGGGCACAGGTTCTATGGACTGACCTGTGCGTTTTTGAACATCACCCTCGTCTACGACATTGACCAGAAGCTGTGGTATCTGTGGTCGGACCTGAATGGGAATTACTGGCCTTATACAGGTCTTGCGTATAAGCCACAGAGTGCAGGAGTGAGTGGTATGCTGCTCATCCAGCATGAGAGTAACGGCAACATTTATCAGCTGGATGGGAGCTACACCTTTCCTACTGACTATGGGAACGTGTTCGCGGTGGATATCTTCACGCCGAACTTCGACGCAGGTACGGCGAGGGCGAAGCAGCTGAATATGCTCTACGTGCAGGCAGATCAGCAGTCAGGCTCGATTCTTCAGGCGAGTTATAGTGATGACGATTACCAGACCTTTAGTGACTCACGAGATATAGACCTTAGTGTGGAGCGGCCTTCGCTTAACAACGAAGGCTCGTTCTACAAGAGGGCTTATCACTTTCATCACCAATTACCAACGCCCTTGCGTATTAAGAGTGTTGATCTTCAGCTTGATGTAGGAACGCTCTAATGCACCAGCCTCTTGTTGTGAAGGATAATCCGATCTGGGAGTTGCAGAGGGTGATGCTTCAGATGCCCCAGGTTGAGGTGCCGACTGAGCATTTCTTTGCAAATGGGATGTATCTGAGGCATGTTTGGCGGCCAAAGAGCATGACTATAGTTGGGCGAGTGCACAGGCAAGAGCATTTTGTGATCTGCGCCTTGGGGTGCATTGCGATCTCGGATGGAGTTAAGTCGTTCGAGATGCATGCAGGAGATGTGAGGGTTAGCCAGCCTGGGACAAAGCGCATCACTCATGCGCTTGAGGATTCGGTGTTGATTACTGTTCATAAGGTATCGCAAACCGCCGACCTCGAGGCTATTGAGGCCGAGATCAGCTTTGACGAGCCTGATTCAGCCTTTGGTGTTGGTAATGTGCTGAAGCACGAGAGGTTGCGATGAGCCTTATTGTAACAGGCATAGTCGGCGCCGTGGGGCTGGGCATTAGTGGATACGAGGCCTCGGTACAAAACGGTATTGCAGGCCAGGCTCAGGGCCTCGCACAGGCGCAGTGGAATTCGCAGCTGTGGTATGACAAACAGCTTCAGTCGTTAGTACAGAATCCAGGTAGCTGGCTCACCAATCCGACTTTCCAAGCGGGTCTCAACCAAGGCCTTCAGGGCGTTCAAAGAACCGAGACTGCTCAAGGCTATGGAGGGAGTGGTAATGAAGCTGCTGCACTTGAGCAATACGGGCAATCACAGGCGCTTGGCTCACTCTTTCAACAGGAGCAAATCCTTGGGTCTGTGAGTGGGCTGCAGGTGAATCCAGCTACGGCCCTCGGTACTGCATCAGGTGCAGCTGCGACAGGGGCGCAGATCGCCTCAGGAGGGCTCAATGCCGCCACCTTTGCTGCCCTTTTAGGCACAGGAGCTTTTAGCGGCACGGGTATAACTGGCAGCGATGCTGCGATGCTTGCAGGTGGCGGCGGTACTCAGCAGCTGATCCCTGGTCAAGGCGGGTATGTGTACAACAATCCAGCATCAGGACCTTACGGAGGTCCGTAAATGGCTGACTATAGCTTCGGTGCCGAAGGCATCATGAATGCAATTGCTGTTCAAGGGCAGATGCAGCAGCGCCAGATGCAGCAGCAGCAAATGGCCCAAGAGCAGGCGCTCTTTCCTTTGAAGCTGGATGAAGCTCGGTGGAAGGCGAAGGATGAGACGATAAAGTTCTTGAGTGATCAACAGGCGTACCAGCATGAACAGGCTTATGAAAAGGGGATAAGGGAGTTTGTGGAAGATGGGAAGACTAAGGACCTTACGCCTGATCAACGCCTCTCAGGAATGTCGGACATAGCACTTAATAGCGGGTTACCAGCCCTGTCCGCCGAACTCTCTGGAAAAGCTGCGACAATTGCTGGCGACCGCGCGAGGACCATTAATGAGCAGCTGAGCCAAGTACGTGCAACAAAGGATGTGATTGCCTCGCACCTTGACTCGGTGCAGAACCAAGGGGATCTCGGGCCTGCGATAGATGCAGCGGTATTGGACCTCGCGGCGAGTGGAGCTGGCGGGCAGAAGGGGCCAGATGGGAAGACGCTGCTTGATAACCTTCAGGCACTCAAAGGAAAGCCCTTCGCGCAGGTGAAGCAAGAGTTCACCCAGCGTATTTTGACTGCTGAACAGCAGCTTCAAGCCAAGCGGGATGCTGTAACCAAGGTACACGATGCGGCTGAAGATAGGCACGCGAATGCTGAGACGGAGTTGACTGGACTTAAGGCCGAAATTGAGAAGATGCAGGTGGAGTTCTACAAGAAAAATGGCTACGCCCCGCCGGGAGGTAGTAGCCTTGATCCTACTCAGTCGGCGGTCCTCGGCGCCCTTCAAGCGGCCCATATTACTGTTCCTGGAGGGATGAACGGCAAGCAGATCGCGGAGCGAATTAATGCGTATATGGCATTTATTCCTCGACTTGAAGGTGAAGAGGATGCAGATTATGCCACGAGAGTAGCTGATGCTGCGACCCAAGGTGCTGCGGGCTACTCGGAGGCCACTCAAGCTGGACGCAGGATCGGCGTGCAGGCTGGAGCGGTGAAGATCGGCACGACTGCGGTAACTGAAGAAGGAGGTCTGGGCGAACAGTACCTCGAAGCGACGAGGAAGCTCGATTACTCGTCATTCGCACCTCTGCGCGAGGGGCAGAAAGTTATGGACTGGATCTCGACCAATCCGGACCTAGCTGCGCTCAATGTCGCCGCCCAGGGTATTGCCGCCGACTACTCGGTGGTGATGGGCCGAGGTGGGATTAGTGTGAGCGCGCAAGAAAAGGCCCGAGACCTTCTTAACGTAACTTCGGTTGATGCAGCGCAGGCGAAGGTCGATCAGGCGGTGAAGGAGATGAAGGCGATGGAGAGAGCCACGAGCCTCTCCACGCCGAGTGCACGGAAGGCTGCGCTGGATAAGATTCAGCGAGATATGGGTGTTAGTGCGCCGCCGGCTGCTGCTCCGAGTTCAGGTTGGGGAACCACCACATCCCGGCCTTCTTCTGTAGTGCCCTGATGCCTAATTACAGCTTCCAAGCCCCTGACGGCAACACCTACACCCTCGCTGGGCCAGCAGGGGCGACGCAAGATCAGGTAAGGGCTGAGGTGCTGCGACAGCACCCAACCGCTGGGCAGGCGAAGGCTAGAGAAGAGGGCTATAAAGAGCGCGTAAAACGCACGGGGGACGCCGTGAACCGGGCCGCCGGCAAGGGGCCGATTGGGTATGCACGGGCCGCCGTGGGGGCCGTAGAGGACGTTACGGCCATCGGTGCGGGCGTTGTGGGCGATGTGGCGGGGGCGGCCACCTCGATCGCTACTCAGAACCCCGCTATTGGTACAGCCGTCCGCAAGGCTCTCATGTACCAGCCGCACACCGCCACGGGCAGAGCAGGGCTCGACTACGCTGCCGCTCTCACTGCGCCAATCGGTAAGCTGGCCGCCGCTGCCCCAGAGGCCCTTGAAAAGCACGGGTTCCCAATTGCTGCGCAGACCGTTCAGGCGATGATTGACGTGGCGCCAGGGGTGCCGAAGGCTCTACGCCCCGCAGCGCAAGCTGGGGTCGATGCAGCGAGGACGATCTCGCTGGGCTGGCATCTGAGGCCCACGGATATGGGGGCTGGACTGGCGGCTAGGGGTACTCAGGCAGCGGTCGGCGGGGACGAGATGGCCAAGGCTTTTTCAATTAAGAATCAGCCGGTTTCTACTGCGTTGGTTGCTTCTGAGCTTCGCCTCCCTCGCGAGACTAAGATTACGCCTAAGGTGCTCGATGAGGTGAAAGAACGTGAAAACCTCGTGTATAGAGAAGTTGGCGCTATGGGGCCTGTACTGGTGCCTCCTGGCGCTCGGCAGCATATTAGCAGCATTGGAACTGGTCGTCCAGGCAATCCAGAGGTCCAGAACCTCAAGAGGACTTGGGCGAATAAACAAGTAGTGGATGCGAATACTACCCTTGATGATATAGACGCTCTTCGAAGTGGGGCGTCGGCGAGCTTCAAGGCTGGGAAGAAGGAACTGGGAATGGCCCAGCGCGAGGTTGCGAAGACACTTGAGAATATTTTGAGCCTCGAGGCGTTTCAGCGGGCGAAAACAGGTCGGGGTGCCGCCGACCTCGGCCCACGATATGCCCAGGCTCGGCGGACCCTTGCCCAGCTTCGAGACATCAGAAAGGCAATGATCCCAGGTACTGGGGAAGTGAGCGCGAAGAAGCTCGGCGCGATTGAGGCTAAGGCAATAGCTGCTGGCCGACCGCACTTTAGTGGTAATTTGAAGGTAGTGGCGGATACCGCCCTCAAATATCCTGAAGTATTTCAAGACGGCCCGAAGATCATTCGCAAGGGCACTAATATAGGTATCAAGGGTATGAGTCTAACCGCCGCCGAGGTCGCACTCGGCATCTACCACCCGGCGGTAGCGGGCGCTGTAGCAGCTGTGGCAGCGGCTCGACCCTTAGTACGCAAGGCTATGGGGACTCGGCCTGTTCAAAAGGTCATGAGTGCAGCAGCTACTGCCCCGAAGGGCGGCTTGGGAAAGACCAAGGCACTTGGTGCTGCTGCCGTAGCCAGTAACCAAGCTGATAAGCAGAGCAAGGCTGGCTATGATGAGCCGGCGGTTAACAACCTCAGCATCCGCCAAGGGCTTGAACTTGCAGGTACATTTATCCTTGGCCGGCCCGAGGGTCAAGCTATTAAACAGAAGGTACTAGACATGAGCATTGCTCGTGCAGAGAAGCTTTTGGGCGGCAGTATCAAGAAGGGCTTTGTGAAGGATGTGCTCGCGGGAAAGGTGAATATGCCACATCCTGAGACGCTTAATAAACGAGCCCTAGGACCAGGTTATGGTTTGTGGATGAAGCCACTTAGCTTTGCTGTGCATGAAGGAGCAGGCGGCAAGTTTCATGTCTATGAAACTAAGGGAATTACCAGCACGCCTATTGCTACCTTCAATACTAAAGAAGCCGCCGAGGGCTACATGCAGCTGGCTAAAAAATGGCGGAAGGTGGAGGAGTGAAGCTCCTTGTGATGGATATGAAGGACGATGAAGGTACTGGCATCGACCTCTGTACTCGGGCCAAGGACTTCGGCCACGAGGTCCGTTACTGGACCGACGGCCTTCATCCAGCTGGAGTGGGGCTGTTCGAGCGGCCTTTTGAATGTGGCGAATCGCTTCAGTGGGCGGATTTGACTGTGCTTACTGGGAATTGTGACTATCCTGATGAAGTGGTTGAGGCCTTTGAGCAGGGCCTTCCGATCTTCGGGACTAATCCTAAGGCTGCGCAGCTTGAGCTCGATCGAGCGGTTGGGCAGGAAGTGCTTGATGAATGCGGGATTGAGACCTTGCCGTATCAAGTGGTTGACTCGGCGGATGAGGGCATTGAGTTCATCTCCGCCGCCGACCAGCCCTTTGTCTTAAAGCCTTGGGGAGGAAACTCAGACAAAGCTATGACCTTCGTCGCTCGAACGCCCGAGGACGCGATCTTCACCCTGCAGAAATGGAAGCGCGAAGGCACCTTTAGGGGCCAATTGATGCTCCAAGAGAAGGTTGATGGGGTTGAGATTGGTGTTGCGGCGTTCTTCGGCCCTCATGGGTGGAGCAAGCCGATTGAGGAAAGCTTCGAGCATAAGAAGTTCATGAACGACGACTTGGGTCCGAATTGCGGCGAACAGGGCACGGTGATCCGCCATGTCAAGACCTCGAAGTTGTTCGACCTTCTGCTTGCTCCTCTCACAGATTATCTTCACAGTGTTAGGTTTGTTGGTGATTGCAGCATTAATTGCATCATCGATGAACAGGGACGAGCCTTGCCTCTTGAATTTACTGTCAGAACTGGTTGGCCCGACTTCTGCATCAGGCAGGAGGTGATCTGGGGCGATCCGGTAGAGTGGATGCTGGACCTTATCAATGGCCGAGATTCGCTCGTGGTGATGCCGGCGATCGCAGTAGGGGTTGTGATGACCCACGGCGATTACCCTCGAGAAGATGATGACCCGCAGGTCTGGAGTGGCTATCCGATTAATGGGATCTCGGCGGATAACTACCCTCATTTGCACTTTCAACAGGTGATGAAAGGGCACACTTCGCTGCTTGCTGAGGGTGGGGTGAAGAGCCGCGAAGCGATCGTTACCGCCGGGCAGTACCCGCTGGTGGTGACTGGCTCAGGTGGGACAGTCGATGAGGCGCGGAATGAGGCTTATAAAGTAGCCTGGGAGATCAACTGGCCTAGTGGAGTGATGTTCCGAACGGACATCGGGAGGCGGCTGGAAGAGGACCTTCCTAAGCTTCATCAACATGGCTTTGCACTTGGGATGATATACTGATGGCCCAAGGTCCGTATAAAGGGCGGGCTGATTACCTCGAGTTGGGGGACTATAACGCAGTCTGTTCAATGTGCGGGCGGAAGCGAAAGGCTTCGACCCTTGAGAAGAATTGGATGGGCC